ACAGTACCTTGAGTTAATGTGACTGCACCAACACCTTTAATCTCATACGCTGGTATACCGTCAATATACATAATGAATCGGTTTGCCTGTTTGGGTTCAAAGGCTGTGAAAAATATTTCGTTTGGATCTAATACTGCCATTTTATTTATTTATTTGTTTTGTTATAAATATTCTGTTTTTAAAAAATTACGCTGGGAAAGTTGCTCCAGTAGGTAAGATGTTGAAATCCAAGTAAATGAATTCAGCTGTCTTAGTCGGCTGTAAGTAAATTTGACCAACCAATTGGTTTCTATCAATTACATCAGGAGTGTTATTGCTATCATCCATTACTACTTTAAAAGCATACAAACCTTGACGTTGTTGAACTGATTCCAAATATGGGTTAACTTGGTTCAAGAAACTAGTACGAGTAGCAATTGTGTTCTGTTCAAATACCAAGTTTTGAGCAACTTGAGAAATGTAAGATTTAAGAGCAATTAACAAACGACGAACGTTTACACGATCCAAAGCACTAGCTTTAGTTTGTAATGTTTTTTGTCCGTAAACTACAACTCCAGTTCCAGGGAAAGTAGCAATTGGGTTAACTTTATTTTGATATAAAGTGTCGCGTTGTGATTGAGTCAATTTCTTTTCAGCTCTTACAACTGTGCTTAAACCACCTCTGTTAATACCCGCAGGTGCAAACCAAGGCTCTGATACTGTATCATTGTAAGCATAAACACCACCAACCATAGTTGAAGCTGGTACCCAAACCAATTGAGCAGAATCTGGATCAACTGTTTGAACCCAAGGCCAGTATGAAGCAGCGTATGAAGTATTTTTAGCGTTAGCAGCTGAAGTAGCCTCATTAACACTTGAACTAAAAGGTACTAAATCAGATACAAAAATAGCATCTCCACGATTTTGAGTATTACTAATGATTGATGTTACTTGAGAAGCACCAAGTGGAGCTTCAGAAGCAAACAAACCAGGAGTTAACAATACATTGTATCTGTAATCATCAGCATTAGCCATTAAAGAAATCATATTGTCATAGCTTTGACTTAATACTCCTTGAATGTTAGTTACACCAGAAATAATATTATTGTAATATTTAGCTCCTGATCCGAACAAATCACCTGTAGCGCCTATAAATGAACCACTAGCGTTTGAAGGAATTGAAGCAGTGTAAGCTGTTTTAGCAACACCATTATTATCAAAATAGAATGGAGTTGGTGTTTTAACATCAGACACATAAACATATCTTGAATTGTTAGGATAGTCTCCAGTAATTTCAATTTGATTATCTACAGAATCATAAGCTTTTACTTGGTTACCAATTACTCGAGCAACATAGTTAGGAGCTGTTGGGTCCATTGATAAATTAGTAAAACTTTCTAATACAGTGATGTTATTTGTAGTATCATCACCTTGACGAATAAATAAACTAAAGGTACCATTAGCTGTATCACGGTTTGCAATTTGCCATCTAATGTTATCTGCTGAACCTGAAGCTGTTAATGATCCGCTTGCATCTAATGAGCAAGAACTGTTCATTAATTTACCTTCAGAAATAGTTTTTAATACTACTGATTCAGAGTTATTAGCGTTCAAAATACCACATCCGTTAGGTGTTGGGTTTGATGTTGCTGATGCTGAAGTAAATGCTGAGATAAATGAACCGCTTACTACTCGTGATACCAACAATGTCTCTCCACCATTATTAAAATAGTTGAAAGCAGCAATTGAGGTGAAATAAGTGTAAACTTGGCTAGCACTTAAGAAAGTAGTACCAAATTTATTCTGATAATCACTGTATGAAGTAACGATTGTAGGAATTTCTACAGGGCCTTTAACAGTAGGACCAATAAGAGCGGCTCCTACAGTTACTGGCTGTTGGGTGATAAATGACTGATCGTTTTCAAGTGCGAGTACGCCAGGGGATATTAAAGTTTCTGCCATGTTTTAAAAATTAATGATTTTTATTCTATGATAAATATCATAGAAAAAATCAAAATTAACCCACTACAGTAATTTCTCCCTTGTCCAAATCTATACTTCCGTTACCGTACTTAGATTGAAGAGTATTGTTTAATGTAGCTTCTGAGTTCATAACTTCTACTAAAAGATTAGTTAATGTTTCTTTTTGTAAAGTTAATTCTTGGATTCTTATTTCAATAAAACCAAAATCAGCCATTAACTGTTCTCTTTTCACTTTTAAATCCTTAATTGCTTGGATTTCTTCTTGTTCTAAAACTTTTGTTTCCATATGTTATTTTTTAAATATAAGTTCCAATAAATGTAAAATCAACACCACCAGGAGCAGCACTTTCAAAAGTAATTGATGTATTATTACTTGTAAGAGCGGTCACCACTTGATTAGATTGAGATACTGCTAATCCTAAAAATAAATTTTGATTTAATGTTTTGCCAGTTAAATCAACTGGGCTTACAGTTACTACAGCCTGATATGGAGGGGTTGTTGATGTTTTACCAGCTCCAGCAAACATTTTTAATATACCAGCTACTGCTACTACTGAACCACTAGGTACATAATAACTTGTATTACCTAAAGTTGAAGTAGATGTATCTGAAGTAGCAGCTGATACAGCATTAGAGGCTGAAACAGCATAAGAAGCAGTTCCTGCTACACTACCAGATAATGAACCTGTAATAGAGGTAAATTTACCTACTGAGCCTGAAACTGTCATTCCGCCTAGTCCACCTAGCACATTAAGAGAAGGATTGTAGTAAGGACCGTTAGTACCATCCGCTGCTAATTGATAATAATCATCTAAAGCAGCTGTTGAGTTTTTAAATACTAATGTATATTCATTGTTTGTAGAAGCATTACTAGCTACAAATATTTTACTAGAAGAAACAGCATTAGTAAAAAAACCACTACCTGTAGTCGCTCCAGAGAATGCAAATGAACCAGATAATGTTATGGCGTATCCCTCAGTACCAGTAAATGCGTCAACTGATTGAGTTACTTGTCCGGGTAATATAACATTACCGTTAGATATACCTGATGTAGAGAGGGTTTTTAATGCCATATGTTAATAAATATATGTTTTTTAGTTAAGTTTTAAATTATAGTCCGAATCTTCCTTTGGTTGCATTATAGTTTTGAGCTATTTCGGTTGCAGATAATGCTCTGTTGTATATTCTAAAAGCAGCCATCTTATTAGGAGCTTTATCATAAGAGGGTGTTGTAACTGCAGAAAGCTGGTAAGCGTTTCCGGTCATTAATTCAAATGTAGAAGCTATATTCATAGTACTTGCTTGTTGAACTCCGTTAACAAACATTTTTACAGTAGTGCCGTCATAAGTCATACTGTATAGTTTAAAAGTTGCTGAAGGATTTAGTAAGTCTGAAGTAATTTCTGAATAACCAGCTCCGGGATTAATAGCTATCCTAAATCTAGCAGAAGACGTGTTCCCTACAAGGCCTATAAACGTGTTTCCACTCATTACCAAATGTGGATATCCTCCAGTTGAATTACCTGTTAATTTACAGTAGTATTCTAAAGTTACAGCACTGAGAACTGGTTTATTACCAGTAACGGAGTCATCAATTCCATCAAAGTCGATACAACCACCGCTATCAATGTTAAAGCTAGGTCCATTAATTAAAGTACCGTTATTAGCATTTCCGCTTAAATCAGTCCATGTTGTTCCTGTTCCGGGGTATGAATCTTTATTAGCTGAATCTAAATTAATTATTAATCCGTTTGTTACTATTTGTTGGCCTTGGAATTTGTCTTTAGTTGCTTGATAGTTTTGTTGGACTTCTGATGCTGTGAGTGCTTTACTATATATTCTAGTGTTTGCAATTTTTCCATTAAATTCATATCCTCCTGCTCCCGTAAATCTTGCAATATACAGAGGTACATTAGGTGTAGTGCCAGAAGATGTACCTGTTGTATTTTCCAGTACTCCATTTACATAAACTTTAGCTTGGTAATTTACACTAGCATCTACTGTTACAATAACATGAAACCAGGTATTAGGAGCTATTTGAGTAGTTGAAGGTAAATTAGTGTAAATCCATCCACTTCCATCTCCAAAATGTGAGTTAAAAAAACCATTTGATATTTCAAATCTAATTCCTAAATTCACATCTAGGATTACTTTTTGAGCTGTAGTATAAACATTAGGATTTAACCACATTTCTGTACTCCAATTAGATAATGATGGGAAATTAGATGTTACAGCATAATCATCTACTCCATCAAAATTAATAATACCACCGTTTATATTATTAAAAGTAGGTCCGTTAGTCAATGTAGCACTAGCTACACTACCTGTTAAGTTATACCATGCTGTTCCTGATTTAGGATATGATACTAAATTATTAGCATCTACCATGAATACTAATCCATCTTGAACAATATTACTTTGGAAATAGTTTTGTTTAACTTCTGAAAGTGATAATGCTTTAGAATATATTTTAGAATTATTTATATTACCCTGTCTATAAGAATTATAAATATCACTTCCTATATAAGCTTTGGTAGCATTAGATGCTGTATAAGTTGTAATAGCAGAATTTGATGAGGCGATAGAAGTTCCGTTAACATATAAAGTCCCTGTGTACGATGCACCATTTTTACTCCATGTACCCACAACATGGAAAAATTTTCCTGTAGCTATATTTGTTGAAGTATAAGTAGTAGAAGAATCAATTAAGTAACTTTGAACAGTGGTATCTATCTGCCAATAAAAACTACCATTTTGTAATCCGTTTCTCCATTGACCTAAAGTTATATGAGCATAATTGCCTGATGGATAGTTTATGTCATTTACAGACATTAATGTATGATAAGCATTATCATTAGTTGTTGTACTACATAACATTTCGAATGTAATATCCTGATTATTAAAGGTAGTAGGAGCTATATTAGTTATACTACACGTAACAAAATCATCAACACCATCTAAAAAAATAGTTCCTAAGGAAGAATTAAAAGTAGGACCGTTAATTAAAGAGCCGTTATTTCCAAAACCACTTGCGTCATACCAACTAGTTCCTGTTTGTGGATATGATGTAGGTTGATTAGCATCAACATACAAAACTAACTCATCAGCATCAATCCTAGGAATAGGATTATCCGAGTTATTAATAAAGAAATTATTTGTTACAACCCAGTTATAAGCACTACCTGTTGTAGTAAAGTTTCTAGGAGAACCCGGTAATGTATTAGCGGCATAAACAATATTTGCCGAACTGTTATTATAAGCCGGATAAAATAAAGGTTTACCTGCCGGTCCTCTACCTAAACTAGTTGAATTACCTATAAAGATAACATTGTTTTCTGCCGGTACTTCACTCATCCAAGATAGTCCTCCAAAACCTCCTCTGTAGTTACGCTGTTGTCCATCAACAACATATGAGATACTGTTTTCTTGTATACTACCTGATACTGGTGTTCCGGGGTTATATGATACTGGTTGTGGCATTTAGTTTTAGTAATATAAAGATCCAGTTATTATCCATTCTGGTTGAGAAAGAATAACTAAAGCTTCATTATAATTATAAGGACCTTGTTTGGTATTTAAAGCATTAACTGAAGAGGGTATCTCTCCAAGCCATCTGACTGTTGATAAGGATTCATTTTGAGTTTTTCTAGTAGTAGATGGTGAAATTTCTTCTACTTGAGAATAATCAATAGTTCCTATTTCAGAAGTGTTAAATATTATATAAGTTGATTCTTCCATAATTAAACTCCATATTGAGATTTAATAGCATTATAATTTTGAGTTACTTCTGTTGATGATAAAGTTCGATTATATAACCGACATATTCCCATCTTTCCAGCCCAAGCTGGCCTATCATCTGTGATTACTCCTCCTCCAATATCTAATCTTCCAGAACTGTATAATGTAATATTTGGAGTTGGAGAAACAGTAACATTAACTATTAAATTATTATTTAAATAACATCTTAAATTACTTGATGAAGGATTGTAAGTTTCAACATAATGAAAATTATTTCCAAATCCTACATTGCTTGAAAAATTAGGAACCATTACATAATCATTACCAAAATAATATTTATATAAACCATCAGCTCCAACATTATAATATATACCGTTAGATTGATTGGGATTTTGTTGGCCATAAGCAAATAAATGCCAGTTATTGCCATTGTTTAGCATATTAGCTACAATCTCAATACTATAATTAGGATTTCCTGTAGGTAAGCTTGTAGTAGTATCTGTTCTAAAGAAGTAGTCAGTATCACTATTTGTAGGATTCCAATTAAACATACCTCCACCGGGTACTTGGTTCCAATTTATTTGTGAATTACCATTAGTTCCACCGACAGGATTTTGTAACCATGCTACATTATTTCCATTTCCTGAAATATCATACCATGTTGTTCCTGTTCCTGGGTATGAATCTAAATTGTCTGCTTCTAAATTAAGTACTAATCCGTTTGTTACTGGGCCAGCTGGTGTTTCAAATCTGTATTGTTCAGCTTGATAGTTTTGGAGGATTTCGGATGCGGAGAGTGCTTTATTGTATATTTTAGTATTGGCTACAGTACCATCAAAATATCTTCCTGAGATATTTATTCTTCCAATATCTAATTGGACTGTAGTGTTACTATTTGTATTTGCTCCAGCACCAGAGGATACTAAAACCCCATCAACATATATTTCAGCAGTTGTTGCTCCTGTTCTTTGACATGATATATGCCTCCAGGCTCCATTATTTACAGATGTTGTAGATATTAAAAACGCACCTCCATCCCAGCCAAAACCAACATATCTATTTGTAGGACTTAATTGAATCCATAATCCTGTACCAGCTGCATCATCATATTTAGAAACAACTCCCATATAGTCACTTGAACTTTGATTAGAAGTTTTTATCCAACAAGAAACATTAAAGTTTCCTGTTCCAAAATCTAAACCTGTAGAACCAAAATTAACATAGTCATCTGTACCATCAAATACAATTGAACCACCATTGTTTATGTTAAAAGTAGGTCCATTAGTTAATGCACCATTACCTACACTACCTGTTAAATTATACCACGCTGTTCCTGATTTAGGGTATGATACTATATTATTAGCATCTACAGCAAATACTAGACCGTCTGTGACTATTGGTGCTCCAAAATAGTTTTGTTTGACTTGAGCTTCTGTTAAAGCTCTAGGATAAACTTGAGTGTTTGCTATACTTCCATTAAAGTGATATCCTGTAGTTGAACCATTATACCAACTACCAATTCTTTCACCGTTATTATTGACTTGGATTGTGGCATTATATGTTGTTGATAAAACATTAGTACCGTTGATATACATTTTTGCAACACTACCATCATAAGTAACAATAGTGTTATACCATCTATTTGCTATAAAATAAGTTGAACTACCAACTTGGAAATCTTGCATTCCAATCCCATTAAACATAAACCTTAATTTAAAAGTAGGATTTTCAAAAAATAAAGCATATTGAGTATTCACATATCCTTTTTCAAATAAAAATCCATTTTGTGATGCTAATGCTGGAGAAAAAGTACTACTAACTGTAATACTGTCACTATTTAATGCTGTGTCATTAGGGAAGTTTACATAATCATCAGTACCGTCAAAAGCAAAATATCCATTTGAATTCCATGTAGGACTATTAGTTAAAGTTCCATTTGTGCCTTTCCCACTTAAATCTCTCCAGTTAGTCCCTGTTTGTGGATATGAAGACATTTTAGAAGCATCTACATCAAATGCTAAACTATCAGCATCTACTCCCTCAAATGGATCATTTGACTCTAAAATAAAATAACCTCTAGCATTTATTAAATCGTTTAATGCAACATTGGCATCAGAATAATTACCCGGTGAACCAGGTATACGATTAGCCGTATATAAAATAGCTGCCGAACCTGTTCCATTACAAGAATAAAACAATGGTACTGCTAGACTAGGATTACCTTCAAACCCTTGAGTATAAGTGTCTGTTACAAAAACAATTGGGGCAGCACCGTCTGCCGAAGGTACCCATTTTTTAGAAGCAAAGGTAGTATAGTCCCTATTACCACTGTCTACAGTGTAATTAACATTACCTCCCCTGATGCTTCCTGATAAAGGACCAGAAGCATTATATGCTATAGGTCTAGACATTTAATTAAGCTGCTGAACCTGAAGGGAATGGATTAGGATCTGTCCATTCTGGAGTTGCTAAAATAGTTAAAATCTCATCGTATGTGTATTCGATTGATTTTGTAGTTAAAGCAGCAACTGATGAAGGTTGAGGCATATCGTATTTAACGAATGTTTGAGTTTTATCAACTGATTTACGAACTGTATCAATTGAGGTTTCATAGACTTGATTAAAGTCGATTAAAGGAAGTTCTGTAACGTTAAAAATTACAAAGCGTCTGTTTGCGTATTCTTCTTGTGTTGTCAT